AGGTTCTTTTTTACCTGACTTGGAAAGTTTTTTACCAATCATGTAAGCAGGGCTAAATGCAGATAGTACATTTTCAGCACCACCTTTTGATGCAGCATATGCAGGTGAAAGGTAAGAAAGAAGCCCACCCTTTGCATAATTACGTTTTGTCTTTTTCATTACTTTGTACCTTTCATTGCTCTGCCATAGCCACGAAGAGCCATGCCAACACCACGAGGTCTAGAAGATTTCTTGGCTACCTTGCCACCCTTCTTGCGACGACCAATACTTTCGCCCATCATTTCAAGAACATCTTTAGTTGTTTCTTCAGGTGAACTATACTCACCACGCATCATAGAATCAATCTGCTCACGAGCATAACCGGGATCACCTTCACTAAATCTACGACCAGTACCTACACCACCTTGTTGAGCCTCTCGACCCATACGGCTCATAAACTCTTCACCCGTTTCATTCTCTTGTTTAGAAATCATGTCACGTGCACGTTTACGGGTCATACCTTCTTTGGTAGCAACTTTACCTCGTTTACCTTTTGAAACTACAGTTGTTTCAGCTTCATCTGATCGACCACGCATACCTTTCCCAAGCTCTTTACGCTGTTCAGCTTTTGAAGTTTTACGTGTAAGTTTACGTGCTTTGCGTGTACCAGTAGGTGTTTGCCTTGGGGCTGAAGCACCTTTCTTTTTTGCGCGTTCCTTCTTTTTATAAGCCTCACGTGCATCGCGCTGCATTTGTTTACGTGCACCCTTAACAGCTTCTTCACCGTATTTCTTTACGGCTTCACCTCTACCTTTTGAACCGGCAAACTTAATAATCTCACGAGCAATTTTTGCAGTAATAGCCATTTATTTTCTCCGAATAAGCTTTTTAATTCGCATTGGGAATGATCGTATTGTCGCCACCAGCCGGAGAAAAAGGCGACTGCATGTCGTCGCGCCTTGTACGACGAGCTTGGTTCCTCTGCAAATCCAAGATTTGATTGTAGACATTTTGATAAGTCCCTACTTGTGAATAGTTCTTCATGAATAACATAGCCTCAATCATTGACGCATTGAACAAAAGATCATATGCGTAATCACTAAAGTAATTAGTTTGGTTTGCTGAAGTTAATGCGGTAGGTTTGTTAACATGAACAATCTCACCGTTAACTGTAGAGGCGGGTGTTGGTGCAATTAAAATTGTTGTGTTATTTCTTCGTGCGTAATACTTTGGCTCTGACGTTGAAGCTGATACAGGCCAGTAGTCATTAATAAATTCATCAGTACGCTGAAGAAGATTAATCTTTGAACCATCGCTTGTAATATTTACATTCTTAACAATACGAGTTCCTGAAGGAAGTGTTACCTTGTTATTACCTGCAGCTACTGCAACAGACGTATACGTAACCAAACCATAATCGTCAAGGTCTTTTGTTAATCGCTCTTCAGCACGATTAACCATATTAGGAATATAATTATAAAACTCTGTAGAGTCATCCTCTGCAGCAGCTATAATATCTCCAACAAGGTAAGTGTAATTAGCCATAGAAAACCGTAGTCGTAGCAATAGAGGTTGGTGCTGAAACTTTTACTGAACCATACATTCTTACGCCAAGGCCCGGAAGATAAACATCATTAACATCGGTAGCTGTTGTATTAACATACTTGATGTTGTTTCCGTTTACTGTGCCATAGGCATCGGTTTCAGTTCCTGTAATTAGAAACGTACCAACGCCTGAAGACTGTACCGCATGAAGTCTTGTATCAGTAACAGTAACACTGGTCACAGTATCAAGCACTGCGCCACTACCAGTTACAAAGCCTACTCTAATATTTGATGCCATGATGTTCCTCAATCATTTGCGCGATATTCATTACATTATATCGCATTAGTTAGCACAAACAAAGCAGAGAAGGGACATTACTTTTCGTAACACCCCTTCTCCTTTTTGTTTACCTAGCTAAGTTAATTAGCTTGGGTTTGCGCCAAAGAAACCGCGCCAGTCAGACCAGCCGAAGCTATAACGCTCACGAGCCTTGAAGCGAAGGTTGCCTGTGTCGAAATCCTCTTCCATCTTGGTGGCGAGAGGTGCACGGACAAACATCTTTGTACCGTTAGGTACATCGGTCTTAAGGAACCAGTTATTCGTATCAGTGAAGCGACGGTTTACAAAGAAACCACCGGGAACCATACCCTGATTACGAACACTGTTGATGTCATTGACGTTGGTTGCACCAATGGAAGTATCATTGGGGTTAACGCCAATTGTGGTTGACATCGTGCTGTTAAGAACCTGATCGGCAGTAAATACTAGATCGGTTGGAACATGCAGTGAAACTGCCTGTGCACCGATTAGAATACCACGGTCGTCCTTAATCTTAGAGATGGCAATAAGACCAGCCTCTAGTGAAGACTCACTCAGATCAGAAGCACCAATTACGTTGGACTGGTTGCCGCTAATGGTTGGGTGAGAAGCAGAGAATAGGGCAACGCCGTCGCCACCTGCATAGGAACCACCAGTGAAACCGTTGTTGAAAACATCGGCGGCTTTGACCTGCTTGGTGTTAGCCATTGCACGGGCAAGACCACGTGCACGAAGCTTGGAGAACGTATCATAAAGATTGTCTTCCATTGCTTCTTCAGTGATGGCAAATGCAAGTGCTACAGTCTCGTGTGTATAACGAGCGGTGTAGCCTTCCTGTGCCTGATCGTACTGGACCGCAGCACCTTCACCCTTTGTTGGGGCAGTGCCGAATCCGGTGAATAGTACTTCCTCTTCAAATGCACGATCTGAATTTTCAGTCTCAAAGAGAGAGGCATGTTCGTCATCGACGCTGCCATACTCAATGCCGAAGATGGCATTTAGACCGGGAAGTAGTTCTTTTGCAATACTAGCTCTATTGATAGCCATTTGTTAACCCTCCTTAGTTAGCTGAAGCGTCGGCTGAGATATACGCATCAACGTGGCGTACAATCCGAACCTCAAGCTTGGGGAAGGCACGTTCAGCAGCGACTTCAATGTCGTTACCGGGTTCATCAACTACAGCAATTGGGCGAAGCATTGCGCTGCCGGTTGTGCGGGTAGACGCATCTAGTGCGAAACCTGAACGACCAGTAACGGTTGAACCTGCGCCAAGTGCAACTTGGAAGTTTTGTGAGTTGATGTCACCAATTGAGCATGAAGCATCAGCCTGTACGACGAAAGTTGCCTGTGGATTATCAACTACCATTGCATAAGCATCGGAAGCTGAAGTACCAGCAGTCCAGAAATCGGACCACTTTGGTTCCCCATTGACAACATAGCGACAACCAATAAAGACACCCATTGCCTTATCGGTGGTTGTAGCTAGAACATTTACATACCCTGCAGCATTTGTAACGATATCACCAGCAAAAATGTTGCTGTTATAGGCTGAAGCAATTGGATACTCATTTGCTGCAGCACTATTTGGTGAACCACCACGGATGCGTGAAGGGCGAAGACCGTCTGGATTTGCAGTAGCAGTCATATCAGTTCTCCCTTGTTAATACTGTGACAGCAACAAAAGACAGTCCCGACTTCATTGACTAGTCGTCAAAAGAAGCCGCACGGCCTCGTGTTACTTTAGTTCTACTAGAGTTTGAAATGGGCATTGCTGAATTGCTTTCGCGCATAAGCTGGGCATTAACAGCATCAATCATTTCTCTACTCTTGTTCTCATAAAATTCTTTTCGGGACTGTGCACGAGCCTTAGTCATCTTTGCTAGGGCCAAATCTCCACGACAGATTGCGCCAGTGTATTTCCCTTCCTCTTTCACGAAAGAGTTATGAGCCATTTCAGGAACTTCGTCAATGGTAACAAACTGCCACCCCTCAGAAAGACGCTTACCAATATTCTGGATGTCATCTCTGCCCTTAAGTAAAATGCGAATCCAACGGAGCGTCATACCTTCTTGATCAAAACGATCTTTGATAATCGGCGGGATTGTGAGCCAGTCTTGCTCTTCAAATACGTCGTTTTCCATTTCTCTTGTCTGGACTTCCCTAGTGTTCTCATTACGTGATGTTGTTGTACGTGTCATAGTATTATCCTTTCAGCGCATTAACCAATAGCGGTATATTCACCTGAAGAGCGTTCAGCCTTAAGCTTCTCTTCAGCGTATCGTTCAAGTGGAATCCCCCACTTATTTGCAAGACGGATATCTTCTTGCGTAAGCTTGACCTTCTTTCCAGAAGAAGGAGATGCTGGTGTGCGTGACGCACCGGCAACCACCTGAGTCGAGTTTGACGCACTCGACTTACGAACTGCAGGTTGCTCTTCGACTGGAGCAGCCTGAAACTTATGTGGAAACTGTTCGCGCATACGGCGATCAATCTCTCCATAAAACTCATTGTCTGAAGGATTAAACCCCTCATTCTTTAACTCATAGTCCAGCGCAAGTGCTGCTGCAGTCATTATGTTGTCAGAACCAAACCATTCGTTTTGTCCTGCCCATTCAACAGCCTTTGGATCATACTGTGGCTGTTGCTGCTCCTGTCCCTGCTGCTGTTGAAACTGTTCAGCTTCTTGTATCTGCCGTTCAATCTCACTGTTATATTTTTCCCATGAACTCTTGCTGCTATTAACACCTGTCATCTCAGCATAAGCTTGGGACATTGCCTCTTGAGCTTCAAGCATCTCAGCAGAATTACCTTCATCTGCGGCGCGTTGATATGCTCGTTTGGCATATTCAATTTTGTTCTGAAGAAACTGTTCGTTTGAGTCAATGCTCTTCTTTAGTGAAGATGCAATATCTTTTTCCTGTTCACGTAGTTTCTTCTGCAGATCATCCTTTTCTTTTTGTAGCGCAGCAATCTGTTCTTCACGTTCCTTGCGCTGCTGGACTAACTGCCTAATTCGTTTCTGTGCACCTTTAGTTTCAACGCCTTTAAGCTCTGAATCTGCTTGTGCTTCGGCTGGTTCAAAACCTTCTTCTGCATCTTGTGCAGGTTTAGTATCTGGTTCAGGCTCCGGCTCAGTCTCAGTCTCAATCTGTACTGGCTCTGAAGCGACAGCCACTGGTTCATTTTCTTCTTGACCTTCTACTTCAAACTCAACCTTTTCCCTTTCTGTAGGTGCAGGGTTAAGATTAACTTCATTCCATTCTTCTGACATTTATTTTTTCCTTTACGCAGTTGCGAAACTTACGATTACGCTAATAAGTTATATAGTAACTGATAAAACTTAATTTGACAAATTATAAGTTGGGTCTAACTCTGTGGGGTCATTAACCGTCATCATTACCTGATCGTCAAACAGAAGCATTAACTTGTGTCCCTTATAGTGAAACTTGGTTCCTGCATGTTTGCCATAACAAACATAATCACCAGCTTTACACCAAGGACCATTTGCAAACTTCTCTTTGTCCTGATATGCCAAGTCCCCAACTGTAAGAACTTTACCAACAGTTGTAAGATATGCCATATCTTCCTGTGTGGAATCAGGTAGAATAATTCCACCTTTTGTTTCCTGCTTTACTGACACTGGTCGAATAAGCAGAAAGTAACCCGGAATACTTGGTAGTTCATTTTCAGTTAGATCAGGAACTTCACCGTTTGTAATCCACTGGTCATTCTTAATGGCCTTTGCCATTCCAGCCTGAATCATATCTACTCCTTTTTATTCTTGTTCTTCTTCGTAGATGCGTTTGTTTACTACATCCTTTAGTGTATCGGTACACCATTCAATAGCAGTGATCTGTCCGACCATCTGTCTGTACTCATGATATTCAGATGCTGCACCGTTCGCAAGAGAATTTTTCATCTCTTCTTGCTTTTCCTGAAACTTTTTCAGGATGTCATCCCATAGTGTCATTATTCAATCGTATCGTCTTTTGCCAAGTCAGTTACAATATCCGCAGCTTTTAGTATGCGATCATTGGTCAGGTTCTCTTCCTGTTGTAGTAGGTCAGCAAAGATTTCAACTGCCTTCATTGCCTTCTTAGCATTACGATCTTTTTCTTTCTCATCTGACTTAAGAATTTCACTTGCACCCTGAGTATAAGCATCAACTGAAAGTTTCATCTCTTTAAGCTGTAGCTCTCTATTCTTCAGTGCACCTTCAGCCTGTTCCTTGGCAATCTGTGCTTGAAGTTTCTGCTGCTCAATATTGAGACGCTGACCTTCAAGCTGTACCATCTGCTGTTCAGGTGTAATGTTCATACCCTGCTTGGCAAGAGTCATGTTAGTCTGTGCAATCTGTTGTGCTGCCTGTGCCATAATCATTTCAGCAGTCTGCTCATCAACTGACTGACCTGCCATTGCAGCCTGTTGTTCAGCTTGTTCAGCCATACCGCCAATCTGCTCCTGATACTTGAGGATCATGTGTTCCTGAATGTTTGCCTGTAACACCGGAACAATTCTTTGCATTGCAGGATTAGCACCGTTCATTGGGTCTTGAATGTATGCTGTTTTCATTGCAACATGTGCATCATGGTTCTGCCCTACAAATGCCTGAATAGGCATCCCTTTAACTGCTGCCAGAATATCTGACATTGGATCAAGTGGAATAGGATCAGGCTTATCAGGCATAATCTTATCAAGGTTAGGAACATTAGCCGCTGACAAGATTGTGCGATTAAGCTCTTGCATATTAAACATACCCGGAGGACTTGACTGTGCAAGGTTAAGCGCAAGTTGTGCGAGGGCCATCCGGTGTGCATTGGAAGGAATGTTAGGATCACTAACAGGAACTACATCAACACGCCCATCAAAGTCACGGCGATAAATTGTAATTGTGTCATCGGGAATATCATGTGCTTCTTCATCTGGCAAGTACTCGTAGTTTAATCTTGCAAGAAGTTTAAACTCGTCCTTCTGTGCCCTATGCAAACGCTTATGAATAGCACTGAAGAACTTTGAACTTGCTTCAAGCAATGCCATTGTCGTACCGACTGGACCATAACTGGCAGCATCCGACACCATCTGCTCAGTGGTGTCAGCAAACTTCTGGCCTGTCTGTGAAATAAAGTTAAGCATGTTGTACAGGGTTGCGCTTGGTTCCTTGTATGGAAGTGGCACAATTGCCTGTTGCAAATTAACGCCCGTTGCTTCAACGTCCTTAAACTCACCGGGACTGATAGGATCATTGTCTCCAACAATCCGTACACCCTTCTGCTTGAATCCGCCGGGAAGGTTAGCAAACTGACCTGCATCTACCAATGCTCTCATTGCAGCGGTAGCGGTCATGGTAAGATTGCCAAGGAAGTGAATAAGACCAAGGCCGTAGAATCCAAAGCCGGGAACGTAGCGATAATGAGTGAAAAACATTTTCTTCTGCTTAGAAGGGTCGTTAGGGTTGTAGTTTCTGCGAACTGACAAAACACTTCTGGACTGCTCTTCAATCGTTACAATATAGGGTAGGGCGAGACCGTCATCCTCTTCAGTAAGTTCCGTTGGCAATTCTAAATAGCAGTGCTGTTCAAGAAGAACGTACTGCGGGTCATGCTGTGAAGAGGGGGAAAGACCTAGAATTGTATTCATCTTCTCAGCCATAGCGGTCTGAGAGGGAACTGCAGCCGTAGGTAGGTCGATCTCCGCATACATTCCTGCGTTAATGCAGCGTTGGAGTTCGATGGGACTGCGATAGATTAAGTGAGTATAACGGTCTGCCCGTCGCAGGTCCGTGGCGTAGTACGACACGAAGAACTGGTCAATAGGCACAAACTCAGAGACTGGCCTATTGAGTGTAGTATCAAAGTAAATCTTTTTAAATGCTGAACCGATTAGCGGAAGGTTAAATAGCATCCGCTCTGTTTCATCGAAGTATTCAGGAATCTGCTCAGTCAACTGGTAATTCATAAATGTCTTGACGCGCTGCGCTTGTTGTTCGCGCCGCTCATCTGACTTACCTACGATCTGTGTTCTGACAGGACCAGCAGGAGGAAATAACTCCTGCGTTGCCTTTGACTGGAACTTAACTGCTGACTCAATAATTAGGGGATGGACTGCAGTACAGGCACCTTCAAATGGTTCAGATGCTTCCTCAATCTTTAGACCAAGGAGATCAAAGCCACGCTCAAACATTGACTCCCACTCAGCCCGACTTTCTTTGTCAGCTTCATAGTTGTCAAGTACCTGATTTGCAATTTCCTCAAGAGTGTCCTCGTCTAGATCGTCAACAAGGTTCTTGAAAAAACCTTCTTCATCGTCCATTGCATATTCAGGAATTTCATCTGGTCCTTCATCTGAATTACCAAACTCAATAACCACACCACCGTCATCTTCAAACTCCATATTAACTGGACCTGTTTCGATTTCAGTGCTATCAGGACCAATACCAATCTCAATGATATTGTCTCCTTCAATGCGATCAAACGGATTTCTTTCTACAGCCATTAAAACTTCCCCATAAATAATTCTTCACACTTAATACTTGAAAGTATATTACTAACTTCTCCAGTATGCAACCTTTTTCTGCCTACGTGGATTAACATCATCTTCCCAGTCAGGGTCTTCAGGATGTGTCAATCTCCAGCTTTCCTTGACATACTGGATTGCCATTGTCATTGCGTCCACTTGGTCATCGTGCTGACCATAGGGAAATGACAATGCTTCACCTATCAAATCTTCAGCCCATGCCTTTTCTGCTGGTAGCCATACCCTGCCTGACTCAAGCATAGGCGTGGAAGCATATACCCTTGAAGTCTTGTCACGATCAGGCAGGTATTCCATGACTGGCAACCCTGACCGTCTCATATCCTGAATAAGGGATTGACCACTTGCCTTCTTTTCAATCATACATACATCAGGCATAAACTTCATATACATTTCTTTTGCCAGTCTTCTCAACTCAGGATATTCAAACCTACCCTTGATGTTTGACAACAAGATTAGGTTAGAGGCAAAGTCTTCAGTACCATCCTCATATTCTTCAGGCATGGCAAAGATGCCCCATGTCTGGATAACACTATAGTCAGCCGTTGTCTTGGTTGAGAACGCAGTATCGTAAGTCTGGATTACAAAGTCACAGCTAGGCGGGTCGCCATACGGCCAGTCCTGCAGCCACTTACGTTTAATCAGCCCACCTTCTTCAGGTGAGGGGTTCTGCATGTAAAGGCTTTCCCAATACTTGCTACCATTGCTGTTTCTGATTTCTTCTTCATCAATACGCAATAGCTCGTCCGGCTTCCACTGTGGGAAGTAGGAAGACCCTACAGGTAGGCCCAGCAGTTCACTTGCAGGTTCATCTATCCATGCAGGAATACTGATTACTTCCCACGGCAATGAATACTCCAAGTCATTCTCTAGCTCTTGCTTTAAAAGCCAACCACAAAGATCATCAAAATGGTATCGGGTGTTGATAATGATAATTGAACCGTTAGGCATGATACGGGTTCGTAGACCTGAAGGATACCAATCTTTAATATACTTTCTGCCACTTTCAGAGAATGAATCCTCTTCTGACATTACGTCATCTAGAATTGCGATATGTGCACCACGACCTGCGATCTGTGATCTTACACCTGCAGCGTAGTATGAACCATTAAGATTTGTTTTCCACTTACCTGCTGCCCTAACGTCAGCCCTTAGTGTGACACCCTTAAATATTCTTTGGAACTCTTCAGTGTTAACTACATCTCTGACAGTACGTCCAAAGTCTGATGACAATTGGTCACTATGGGAAACTGACATAATCTCATGGTTAGGTGAATTACCTATGTACCATGCAGGGAAAAGCTTTGAGCATATAACTGACTTTGAACTACGTGGTGGTAGGAACACCATCAACCTTTTGATCTTGCCTTCATGCACGTCCTGTAGTTTCTGAGAAAGAACTTCAATGTGCCTACCCATTTGCCAGTCAGATACCAGCGTAGGCGCAAACATTCTTACAAAGGTCAGGAAGTCATTCTTTGCATTTGCCATTGCCAACTGTTCAAGTGACGATGAAAGCTCTGCAAAGGTTCCTACCCTACCTAGTTCTTCATAGTCATCTGGAAAACTACTTGTCATAAAATGTACCCCACATCATCATCACTACAATATACCCCAACCATGACAAAGTTGGCAAGTAAAAACACCACTTTAAAATGACAAAGAAGATAGGCAAAGCTGTTTTTATTCTTTTCATCATAAAAAATAGATTAACATAGTTGCACATTGTTGCAAAGCATGATATGCTAGGCGAGTCACTGAGGGGGTCTTATAAGATATATAGAGATATATAGAGACTTATATAAAGATTAAAAAAAGATAACAATAATAATATATATAAGAATCTAATAAGAGTCTTATTAGATAGGCGAGGCTCCCACCCAATTCATCATCATGATACCACCCCTGTTTTTTTGGTCTATATGTCACAGGGGTATATTATATATATACATGCTACGCTGTTTTTTGGGTGGGGTGTGTCTTTATAGACACACTAGA